GGCGTCTCGGAGTACGACAACGAAGCCAAGCGCGCCACCATGGTTGGCTCGACGGTTCGCGTCCTCGAAGGCAAGGCCCGCGACTACGCGCTCAAGGAGTTCTTTGCCGAGCAGGTGCCGAGCGTTCGGGGCGAGAAAGTCATCCCCCAGTGCGGCCTTCCTGACGGCCTGGAGTTGGTCAAGTGAGCGACCCCTTCAAGCGCAAAGACGGCGAAACCGCAGGCGACTACCTGAAGCGCATGCATGCCTCGCAAGACCGAACTCTGAAGGGGCAAGCAATGATTTCCAAGGTTTTCGACATGTTGCTGACTGCGGCGGTGCTGTGCATCAGCGCTGCGTGGCTGTGGGCCATCGTCCACACGCTCACCGGGAGCGCCACATGACCGCCCTCATTGAAGCCGCCTACGCCGGTCTTCTCGCCATCGCCTGCGCCGCTGTGGTGGTTGCAGCCCTTCTCTATGCCTTTGGAGCCCTCTGGTGAACAAACAACTTCGCTTCCGCCTTGCAGTGCCGGCGCCCAAGCCAACGCCCATCAACGGCTTGATGGACAAGAACTTCGTCTACACCCGCAGCGAGTCCACGGACATCCGCAAGACGTTCCAGCGTGTGATCGAGGCTCGCAAGCAAGGGGCTGCACTGTGACCGCCGCCATCCGCCCCATTAGCACCGGCCGTCAGTGGGCAGATCGCCCCGCCGTAGACACCCGCGTCAGCCGTGCGGAGCAAGACGACCAGATGCCCGCGGTCGGCGCTCCCTCTTTGGGCGATGTGCTTTTCCTTCTCGCTCCCATCGTTCTCACCCTGATCGGTGCCGGCGCGTTGCTCATCTCTTTCATCAGGAGCCTTCCATGATCCATTCGCACATCCACCGGGTTGTCTCGCTCAAGGCGAAGTCCGCCCCTCTGCTCGGCGGCGCACTCAGCCGCTGGACTACCGATGTCATCGCACATACGGAAGACGGGAACGAGATCACGCTGACGTTCTTCAGCGATGGCCCGCTCGAAATCCAAGGCGCCGAGTTCGTGAACCACGTTGCCAGCGGGCAGACGGAGCCGGCATGACCACGCTACGCAACTTCATCGCGATCTATCGCCTGTACCGGGCGCACAACCCGCGCAAGTACGCGCTGCAGAGCGCCTACCGCATCGCCATTCAACGCCTTCCTTTCTAAGGAGCCATCATGCAAAAGATCGCCAGCGCCTTCATCAAGGCCAAGAAAGCATTCAGCCCCGCGCTGAAGGACAAGACCAACCCGGCATTCCGCAGCCGCTACGCCGACCTCGGCGCGTGCCTGGAGGCCGTCAACGAAGCGCTGCTGGAGAACGGGATTGCCGTCTACCAAGAGACGCACGAAGACGCTACCGGCGTGACCGTGGAAACCGTCCTGCTGCACGAGTCGGGCGAATCCCTGCGCTCGGGCAAGTTCCACGTTCCCGCCGCCAAGCAAGACCCGCAGGGCTACGGCTCGGCACTGACCTACGCACGCCGCTATTCGCTGATGACGGCCTGCGGGATCGCCCCCGAGGACGACGACGGCAACGCGGCCACCGATACCAAGCGCCGGCAGGATGCCGCCCCTCCTGCGCAGGACATGAGCCCCAAGGCTCGGGCCGGCCGGATCACTGTCGGCGTCAAGGCTGGCGATGCAGCCGGCGCGGCGATCGTCCTTGCCAACGAGACCGAGAAGACCCGCGATGCCATCTGGTCGTTCCTCGATGGCGAAACCCAAGACAAACTCACCGCCGTTTGGCCGGAGGTTGCATGACCGCAGTAGCACTGTACGAGCTGGCCGCAGGGTATCGCGCCCTGCTGGAAAAGCTGTCCGAAGGCGACTTCGACCTCGCCACGATCGAGGACACGATTGAATCGACCGGCATCGTTGACGAGATCGCGCAGAAGGCCGCGGGTTGCGAGATGGTCGCTCGGACGCTGGAGATGCACACGCCGGCCCTGGATGCGGAGATCGAGCGCCTGACTGCATTGAAGAAGCGCCGCCAGGCCGCCGCCAAGGGCTTGCGCGACTACCTTCGGACCAACATGCAGGCGATGGGCATCACGAAGCTGGAAAGCCCGCTGTTCGTCATCAAGCTCCAGAACAACCCGCCGAGCGTGGATGTCTACGAGCCCGGCCTGATCCCGGTCGAGTTCATGACGACGCCGAAGCCACCGGAGCCGGCCCCGAACAAGACCGCCATCGCAGCGGCCATCAAAGGCGGTGAGGAAGTGCCTGGCGCCCGCCTGACCCAATCGCAGCGCCTGGTGGTGAGCTGACATGAGCGCCCGCCAGGTCGAAGACGACGAGCCCCAGGAACTGCGCTGCATCGGTTGCAACGGCTCGGGCGAAGGCATGTACGACGGCACCCGGTGCAGTAGCTGCGGCGGATCTGGCGTCGAGAGCCAAGAGCCCGACGAGGACGACTTCATTGAGCCGGACGAGCCCGAAGAGTGCCATCGGTACTACGACGGCACCTGATCTGCCACCTTATAGGAAGAGAACATGAACGAACAACGAAAGTGCGGCGATTGCGGAGAGGTCGGCTACCCGACGAGCTTTTCGCCCACCAGCGAAACGAAGATCGAGATGGACGCATCGGGGACGTGCTTTTCGTGTGCCTTCTGGCGTGTGCGCAGCAAGCAGAAGCACGCGACGGTAATCGACGGACGCATGTACACCGTTGGAAACCGCCCCAAGGGAAGTGAGCACAACGGCATGGCAGGGCGCCGATTCGACATCGAATACTTCGACGGCCGCCGCGTCACGACCTACGACCTTTGGAGCGGAGGCGAGATTCCCGAGCGCCACCGTGCGGCCATCCCGGACACGGCCCGATTCCTCGGCGGCGCTGGCTTCGTGAAGATCGGCGACGGCGGCGCTTTCAACTCGTCGGATGCCCGTGCCCTCCCCCAAGGAGCCCCAGATGCATGAAGATCAAGAGCGCGCACCCGTAGCGTGGCGGAAGCGTCACTACAACGCTGCCGGCGAATTCCTCTCGCACAGCTACACCGACAGTCTGGACAACGTGCCAGAGTGGGATCGCTGCAACCTGGAGCCGCTGTTCTCCCGTGCCTCCCTTGCCAAGCCTCAGCCAGTAGGAGGAGCGCTGACGGAAGATCAATGGCTAGAGCTAGCGGAGCGCCATGCAATCCGCGACTGGGAGGACGCCAAGCAGGACGGCTACTTCAACGCCGTAAAAGCGCTGTGCCTCGACTTCGCCACTCTTTCCGCACCTGTAGCCCAACCCGGCGCCAAAGCTGAGCGCGAAGCCTGCGCCCGGCTTTGCGACGAGTTCGGCGACGCCTACATGGTGCAGGCGCGCAACGGCGACAGCTCTGGAGCATCAGACCACAAGGCATGCGCTGCGGCTGAGATCGCCGATGCCATCCGTGCACGCGCTCCTGCTGCCTCCGAGGCGCCGACCGACCCGATCGAGCGCCTGCGCGAAGTCACCGCAGGCCGGCGCGTGCCTTTGTACAAGCCCCATGACGCAAACGAGGAGGACGACACCTATGACCACGAATGAACACGCAGAGGCGCTGCACGCCATCTTGCGAGAGGCCGGCGCGACCAACTCAGCCGCCGCCAAAGCCGTGCGCGCCATCCTTGCCCTTGCCACTCCCATAGCAGCACAGCCTGCCGCAGCCGAGCCGGTGCTGTACCAAGCTCGCACACGTCCTGGCTGGCGCAATGCGACTGGCTGGACCGACTGGGAGAACTGCACCCCCGAAGCCGCAGCCGACTACGAGCGCACCCCAGTGTTGCACGACTGGCACTACGAGGTGCGCCGGCTCTATCTCGCCGCTCCAGCGCAGGCAGCCGCGCCGAACTTTGGCGATTGGTGGGATGACTACTTCAAGCGCCATGGGAAAGAGAAGGCGTGGCCCGTGAAAGCTGCGGCCCGCGAAGCATTTGCTTTCGCGCAGGCAGCAGCGGCGCCCGAGGGGTGGAAGCTGGTGCCAATCGACCCCACCAACCGCATGACGTTCATCGGGCAGGGGATGCGCTACGAGTCGGCCAACAGCATCGGCGCGATCTACGCCGCTATGCTTCTCGCCGCTCCTGAAGCTGGCGCTGGGGGTGATGTGTCGGGTGAGGGGGAGGGAGCGTGAATGAGCTGGCATTGTTCGCAGGCGCTGGTGGCGGAATTCTCGGAGGCCACTTGCTCGGATGGCGCACAGTCTGCGCTGTCGAGTTCAACGCCTACGCCCGTAGCGTTCTACTGGCCCGACAAAACGACGGAACACTCCCGCCTTTCCCGGTTTGGGATGACGTCAGAACCTTTGACGGAAGACCGTGGCGCGGCCTTGTTGACGTGGTTTCTGGCGGGTTCCCGTGTCAGGACATCAGTGCAGCCGGAAAGGGTGACGGCCTCGAAGGCGAACGCTCCGGCCTTTGGACGGAAATGGCTCGGGTCATTGGCGAAGTACGACCACGATTCGCGTTCGTGGAGAACTCCCCAATGCTCACTTCTCGGGGACTTGGAAGAGTTCTCGGAGACCTGGCCGCGCTGGGGTTCGATGCGGAATGGGGAGTGCTTTCAGCGGCCGATGCCGGAGCTCCCCATCTACGAGAGCGAATCTGGATCGTGGCCCACGCCCACGGTCTGCGGGAACTACAACCGACCAGGCGCGAGCGCGACGAGCGGAATGGGTCTGGCCAGCGCGGTCAAACTGTTTCCGACGCCGGTCGCAGACGACACCGGCTCTCGATCGAAGCCGTATGCCCAGGGCGGCACGCCGCTAAGCCTGGCGGTGAAGACCTGGCCAACGCCTTCGACCATTGGGCTCAACGGCGGCAGCAACTCCAGGGCGGCGCGGGAGAAGCGCGGGGAGGAAGCAACACACCTTGGCCCGCTGAACCCGGATTGGGTCGAATGGCTCATGGGGTGGCCCATCGGGTGGACCGACTTAAAGCCATTGGAAACGGGCAGGTTTCTAGAGTGGCAGCAGCAGCATTCCCAATCTTGACGGAGGCAGCATGAACCACCCAGCCCAGGCCGACGAGGCCAAGGGGATGACAGACCTCAAACCTTGCCCGTTTTGCGGTGGAGCGCCAGTCAAGCGCGAAGTCAACTTCTGGACCGGCCGATCAAACAGCCTGATTCGCGTGGAGTTTCAGCACTGGTGCGCTGGCGAATCGCCGCGGCTGAAGACCTACATCAAAGCCGATGGGGTCACCGAAGCCGAAGCGATCTCTGCCTGGAACCGGCGCCCTGCCCTGCACCCTGATGGAGGAAACCCCCGATGAGCGACCTGATGACTTTGACCGACATCGCCGAGATGGCGCACTGCAGCATGAGGCACGCCCGCGATGTGCTGGTGAGGCTTCCGGGGTTCCCCGACGAGGCGCCGCTATCGACACCAAGAAACCGGCTATGGCTGCGTTCCGAGGTGCGGGCCTACGTTTACCGGGGCGTT